GTTTGCTTAGATCTTAAATTACTAGGAGAGGGATCTTTTCAAGTTCTTTATCAAGATAGTAAAGTAGTAAAAGCGGAGCATTTTCCAAGACAAACCTTAAGACCGGAAAAATGTAACGAAGACGGAAAAATAGAAGCTTATTATTACGCTGCAGATTGGTCAAAAGTTAAGCCAAACGATAATCCTAAACGAATTGCTTCTTTTGGATTTGGTAACGGCAAAGAACCGGAAATTAAAATATGTAAAAGATACGTTTCCGGCTACGATTATATATGCCCCGTCGATTATCAAGGCGGACTAGCTTACGCGGAATTAGAAAGCGAGATATCAGATTACCTTATTAACGACGTTCAAAATAATTTTTCGGGCACCAAAATCGTAAATTTTAATAACGGTTCACCGGACGTTAATCAACAACTCCAAATTAAAAACGACGTAATGCGAAAGCTTACCGGCGCAAGAGGAGAGAAGGTAATAATAGCCTTTAACAATAACGCCGAAAGTAAAACAACGGTAGACGATATACCCTTAAACGACGCTCCGGCTCATTACGAATACTTATCTAACGAATGTAGTAATAAGCTAATTGTAGCGCATAGAGTTACGAGTCCTTTACTTTTAGGAATAAGAAACGATAGTAACGGACTAGGATCAAACGCGGACGAAATAAAAACCGCCGCTTTACTTTTTGACAATATAACTATAAAGCCTTACCAAGATCTTTTAGTCGATTGTATAGACGATATACTAGCCGTTAACGATATAAGCCTTAAACTATATTTTAAGACGCTACAACCGCTTTCTTTTATAGAATCGGACAATCTAGTAACGGACGAAGCTAGAGAGGAAGAGACGGGCGTTAAAATGGCTTCTCAAGTAGTAGATAAAGACTTCGCTATTATTGACGATCGTTTAGCTTACGCAACTAAAGAAATGGCTATCGAAGGAGCTAAAAATATAGGTTGCGAAGGTTACCACGAACACGAGTACGAGGGTAAGATTTGGTTTATGCCTTGCGAAGAACATAAACAAAGTAATTTAAGCGCCGAAACGGACGATAAAATCTTTGATTTGCTTAACGAGTTTGGCGAAGACGAAGATCTAGAAAATTGGGATTTAGTAGATGAACGTAAAGTCGATTACGATCAAGAAGAGGCTTTAGATAAAATGGTAGGTTTGGCAAGAGTAGGACAGGCGACTCCAAATTCTAAAAGTAAGCAAGACGAAATAAATAAAGAAGGGGTACAATTTAGAGTAAGATATCAATACGCTCCTTTGACGGTTTCGGCTAATAGTAGGGAATTTTGTAGAAAGATGGTAGACGCTAGAAAACTATATCGTAAAGAGGATATAATGCAAATGAGCAAACAACCCGTTAACGCCGGTTGGGGACCAGACGGAGCCGCTACTTACGATATTTGGCTCTACAAAGGCGGTGGATCGTGCCAACATTTTTGGATGCGTAAAACGTATATGAGTAAAAAAATAGGAGAAAAGGCAAACGTTCCAAAAGACGAAATAAGCGTTAACAAAGCAAAAAAAGAAGGATTCAAACCCGAGACTAACGATACTAAAGTTGCAAAACGTCCTAGAGATATGAAAAATAGAGGGTTTATAAAACCTAAAAACTTTACAACACCGAGATAGTTATGGCTGAGGCATTATTTGTAACTAGAAAAGATATAGTTAAGTATACTTCGGTATCCGGGGGACTAGATACGGATCGATTTATACAGTACGTTAAGATTGCGCAAAATATACATATACAAAACTATATAGGAACGGATCTTTATAATAAGATTTCTACCGATATTATAGCGGGTAATTTAGCGGGTAATTACGCTACCCTTGTAGAAACGCATATAAAGCCTTGTTTGGTACATTGGGCAATGGTTGAGTACTTACCTTGGGCGGCGTATAGAGTCTCTAATAAAGGTATCTCTAAAGGGACTAGCGAGAACTCGGAAAGTGTTTCAAAGGAAGAGGTAGACTTTTTAGTAGAAAAGGAGAGAAGAACCGCTCAATACTATACCGATAGAATGATAGAACATTTCTCTTTTAACGCGGCGAGTTTATACCCGGAATATTATAGTAATAATAACGACGACGTTTTCCCGGATAAAAGCGCGGATTATACAGGTTGGGTTATATGATTAAAAAAACTAGAAAATACAAACCCAAAGAACAAAATATAGTGAAGTTAAAAAACTATCTAAAAAAGATATATAACAAAAACGTAAAAATATAATTATATAAGTATGGCTAATAATATAAATTGGGGTTCAATATATTGTAGTATGATAACAGACTCGGGATTTGGTACCGATACGGCTTATTCGACTAATAGTATACCTGATATTTCGGCACCAAGTTGCTGGGGTACATTTGAATTAACCGCAGATTTAACGCAAATTTCCGGGACTCCGTTTTTAGCAGATACAACAATATATAGAGCAGATGCAACACAAATTTAAATTTTAAAAACAGATGGCTAAACAGGTTATTAATATTGGGACTCCAAACGACGGAACCGGGGATCCTATAAGAGACGCTTTCGATAAGGTAAACGATAACTTTACGGAACTATATACAGACGATGCAGGAGATGTAGGAAGTATAACAGCAACAGCACCAATTGCAAGAGATTCAGCTACAGGAGCAGTAACAATATCTCTAAATGATGACGGAGTTACACACGCTAAATTAGAAAACAGATATAAAGAAATAGTTTCAATTACAACTCTAACAGGAACAGTAAGTTTTGATTGTTCGGCAGGTTCAAGTTTTAAATTAAGTGGAGACTTAACAGGTGCTTATACTATAAGTTTAACTAATTATAAAAAAGGGCAAATGATTACTATTTTCCCATTAAAAGGAAACCAAACTTTAAATTTAGCAGGTCAAGGTAGTTCTACAAACACCTTCAATAAAATAGGAGGAGTTGACTATAACGATGACGGTAGTAGTAGTAACATTTTACAAATTGAGTGCGTAGACGATTCAGCTACAGACCCAATATTCTTTTATTCTTTAGGAACTTTTGTTTCAGACAGTAGTGATATATAAATTTTAAAATATGAGTTTAGGAAGGCGTTTTTTATCTATTGCAAGACCAGCGGCAGGAGCAGCGGTTGATTTTTTAGTTGTAGCTGGAGGCGGTGGGGCTCAATTATCAGGTGGAGGAGCTGGAGGTTTAAGAACTTCTTTTGGTTCTACTTCAGGTGGAGGAGCGAGTGCTGAAGGTGCCTTGTCTTTAAGTTCAGGGACTACTTATACAATTACAGTTGGTGGCGGAGGAAGTTATACAGGAACCGCAGGAGCAGGGTCTAAAGGCGATGCTGACGGTTCAAATTCTCTAATTTCAGGTGCTGATATTACTACAATTACTTCTGAAGGTGGAGGCGGTGGTTCTAACGGAACTATAGCTCCTGGAGACGGAGGTTCAGGAGCAGGAGCACAAGGTATATACAATCAAGGTACACAAACAGGAGGTCTTGGTACAACAGGTCAAGGTCGTAACGGAGGTACAGGATTTAGGTCAACTGGTGGGGGTGCCCCAAATACAACTGGTGGGGGAGGCGGTGCTGTAGACCTTGGAGGTAATGCCAATAATCCTTCACTAATATCAGGTTCAGGTGGTAATGGATTGGCAGTATCAATTACTGGCTCTTCTGTAACGTATGCAGGTGGAGGCGGTGGCGGTAGTCATACAGATAGTGGAACTATAACAGGAGGAAGTGCTGGAGCAGGTGGTGGAGCAGCAGGGGCTAACACTCCGGGTTCAGGTAATGTTGCAGGAAATAACGCTACAACCAATACAGGAGGAGGTGGTGGAGGCTATGCAAGTAAAGTTACTGGTCCTACTAATAATACAGGTGGTACAGGTGGAAGCGGAATTGTAATTTTAAGAATGCCAACTTCATCTTATACAGGCACAACAACAGGTTCACCAACAGTAACAACAAGTGGAACAGATACAATAATTAAATTTACAGGTTCAGGTTCTTATACAGCATAAAATATGGCACATTTTGCAAAAATTGATAAAAACAATATAGTTACTGAAGTTTTAGTAATAAAAAACGATGTTTTATTAAAGGCAGACGGTACAGAAAGCGAATTAAAAGGAAAACAATTTTTAAATAGTTTATTTGGTACAGCTACTTGGGTTCAAACATCATACAATAATAATTTCCGCAAACAATATGCTGGAGTTAAGTACACTTACGATAAAATAAATGATGTTTTTATTTGTCCGCAACCTTATAACTCTTGGTCTTTAGATTCAAATTTTGATTGGCAACCTCCTACTCCAAGACCTGACGATATTAAAACTTATTATTGGAATGAGGACACTTTAAGTTGGGATTTAGATATTGAGCCATAATGGAAGAAGTAAAGATTTACAGCCTTAATTTAATTGCTTTGGCATTTAGTGTTAGTGCTATAAATCCTATTCTACAAGCTGTATCTCTTTTATTAGCAATAGCATATACCTTAATATCTATCAGTAAAAAACTAAAAAAATGACTTTTAAAAACGGTTCAGCAAAAGAGATACGTAGCTATGTAGGAAGCATTTTTGTTTTTCTGTTTATAGTAGGTATAATAATAACGTTTGTACAGTTTCCTGTTTTAGAATCTAACAAAGAAATTGTGTTAATGTTAATCGGAAGTATTGCAGCTTCTATACCAGTTTTAATTAGTGCTATAAGTGGTACAAAACCAGATGATATTAATTCTCTTAAATCTACATTAGAAAAGAAAGAACATCAAATACAGATGCTTGTAGATGCTAAAGATAGATTAGAAGAAATGGTTATAAACCTACAAAGAGAAATGCTACAAAATCAAGATATGATGCTTGACCGTATCTTATTAAAGAGTGCTATGGATTTTGATGATAAAAACAATAGAAATGAAAAATAAACCTAAATGTAAATGTGGATGCACAAATAACGCAGAAGGTTATTGTGATGGTTCACACCTAAATAAATAAATATGGATACTTTAATAATTATAATTTCAATAATAATGTTTGCTACTGCAATAATGATGGGTTTAACTGTTTATGGTCTTTTTACCGACAAAGACAAAGACGGAATACCTGACGCATTAGAACAAAAATTTAGCGAACTAAAAGAAGAAATTAGTAAGTTGAAAAAATGAAATACTTTACGTTAGATGAATTTGACTGCCCTAGTCATCAAGGTAGTGGCGTTAATATGGATGGTGATTTTATTGCCAAACTTGAACAAGCAAGAGAAATTGCAGGAGTACCATTTAAAATTAATTCAGGCTATCGCACAAAAGAAAGAAATGAGCAAGTTGGTGGAGTTCCAAATTCAAGCCACCTCAACGGTCTTGCAGCCGATATTGCTATTGCATCCGGTAACGAAAGATACATTATTCTTAATGCCCTTATTAAAGCAGGATTTAAACGGTTGGGAATTGCTAAAACCTTCATACATTGCGATACCGATTCTTCAAAATCAAACTCAGTCTGGACATACTAACACGGTAGGAAGTACGTTATGGATAAAAAAAAATTCAAAGATACTCAAGTAGGAAAATTTCTGTTAAACAAGATTCCAGACGTAGTTCAGTCTGTTGCGGG